TTGAGGTTGTGTGCATCCTGTGTGCACTATGAACAGAACTATAAACGCAAACGCCTCGACGACCACGGCGACGCGCGGAACCAAAACGTGACGCACGGGGGGGCAACTCAAGTGGTTCCTTCTGGTCGTGTGGGTGCGTTCGAGAACGAGCAAACCGAGGAGAAACGGGGTGATTTCTTAACCTCGCGTGCCGACCCTAGGGGCGTTTCCGATCGCGATTTCTTCACCATCGGCGGTGCACAAAAAACAAATTCGAAGTTCCACGAGTTAGACGACACTAACGCGATACCCCCACCAGGCCGTGGGAACCCGGACAAAACCCCCGAGAAAGAGGAAAAAGAAATCAAAACAGTCGAGGTGGTGCGTGGAAAGTTTGCAAGGGAAAAGCTCCCTGCGTTTACGTGCGAACAATGTGAGAAGTTCTACACCGCGATCGGGCGACCAGTTCCAGAGGGAAAGCCTGGGGAAGCGTGTGCACACTGCCCCGGGTCGAACCGGATGAACGACTGGTCACGGCACAGAGCGAAGTGGGCACCGCCACCGGAGCCGGTGGGGTTTTGGGACCTAGACCTGACCCCGGAACGGCGGTGATTGCTTGCACCGAGAACAGCACATACGCTTTTGCCTTGGGGGTGGGGGGGAAGCCCTAAAACTTTGAGGGTATGTTCATCCAACTTACCTAAACATATTTAGCTGTTTAAATACGATGTATATTGACCCCCCACCTAAGATCGCATGACGCGTAAAACGAAAACGGTCCCGAGCCTCGGGACTTCCCATCGATACGGTGTCGCTAGGGTCGTCGGGCCGTGTAACTAAGTGGGGGGCAGGGGTGAAGCCCTGAAACTTTGAGGGGAAGTCGAACTAGTATATTTACACGTGCTAAGCTATTAAAATAGTATCTATATTGACCCCACACCTAATATTGTATCACGCGTAAACAGCGACAAGGGCATCGCTAGATCACCGTCACTTTTATCACCTAAGTTAGAGGATAGAAGTGTAATAAATAAAGAATAATGGAAAGTGTTGAAAAGCTCACCCACATCGAGCACATTCTCAAGAGACCTGACTCATATGTAGGACCAGTAGACCAGAGTTCTGAATTGTACTGGATTCTCGATGGCGCGAGTTTCAAGAAAAGAAACATAAAATACTCCCCAGCGCTCCTCAAAATATTTGATGAAATCCTCGTGAACGCGACCGATCGAAATTCCATCCACCCCAAAGGTGTCTCTTCTATTTCAGTGAATGTCGACTCTGACACTGGTATGATTACGATCGAAAATAACGGACCTCTCGGTGGAATTGGAATCCGGATGCATGAAAAGGAGGGTCTATGGAACCCCGAGCTCGTATTCGGTCACCTCCTCACCAGCACCAATTACGATGATACCAAGAAGCGAGTGGTCGGTGGAAGAAATGGATACGGCGCTAAGCTCACTAACATATATTCATCCAAATTTTCTATCGTCATCAAAGATCATGAGACGAAAACAACTTATACCCAGGGTTGGTCGAGTAATATGACTGTATGTGACCCACCAAAAATAAAAAAACATTCAGGCGCTTCTTCTTCGGTTGCCGTGACGTTCCTACCTGATTGGAAAAGATTCGGTATGACTGAAATGAACAAAGAAATCTATAAAATTATGGAAAAGAGGGTGTGGGATACAAACATCTGCACGAGTCCCAACTGCAAGGTTAAGTTTAACGATGAAGTCTTACCCAAACAGAGCTTTGAGGCGTACGCTAAGATGCACGAAGGTGTTGTGCACACGCACTGTGTGACGACCGATCGATGGTCCGTTTGTATCGGCCCATCTGAGGATGGAATGGAACAAGTTTCGTTCGTCAATGGAATCTGCACCACGAAGGGTGGAACTCACGTGGATCACGTGGCTTCACTCATCGCCACGGGTATCATTGAAGACATGGCTAAGAAGATCAAGCTTAAACCCCAACAGGTGAAAAACACCTTCACGATTTTTGTGAAGGCGACCCTCGAGAATCCAACTTTCTCGAGTCAGGTCAAGTCTGAGTGCACCATAAAGTCTCAGGATTTTGGGAGTAAGTTTGAACTACCAAAGACGTTTGTAAAGAATGCTCTGAAGACTGGTATTCAAGATGAACTTTTGGCTCTTTCAAAGTTCAAAGAGATGAAGGAACTCAAAAAGACTGACGGTGCGCGCAAGTCCAAGATTACCGGGATCCCCAAGTTGGATGACGCGAACAAAGCTGGCACAGCTCACTCTAGTAAGTGCACCCTAATCGTTACAGAGGGTGACTCTGCAAAGACACTAGCAGTGGCTGGCCTCTCTGTTGTTGGTCGAGACCATTACGGCGCGTTTCCACTCCGTGGGAAGTGTAAGAATGTCCGCGACGTTTCTGTCGCGCAGCTCACATCAAATCAGGAGTTCAACGATCTCAAGAAGATATTGGGCCTACAACAAGGGAAGGAATACACAAACGTTTCAGAACTACGATACGGTCGTCTCATGATCATGACTGACGCTGATAATGACGGAAGTCACATCAAGGGTCTCATTCTCAACATGTTCCACTACTTCTGGCCGAGTCTTCTGAAACTCAACTTTGTCGTGAGTATGGTGACCCCCATCATCAAGGCTATGAAGGGTTCTGATACCAAATCATTTTACACAGAATCCTCTTTCCGTTCGTGGTATGGAAATGGTAAGTCTGGTTGGAGAATTAAATACTACAAGGGTCTCGGAACTTCAACCTCCGCAGAGGCACGGGAATATTTCAAAAAGATTCAGGAGCTCACTGTGCAATTTGATATGGACACGATGACAGATGAATCGATTGTGTTGGCTTTTGATAAGAAAAGGGCTGATGCGAGAAAGACGTGGCTCCTAGAGAGCACCGCGAAGGAACCGAATGAACTTGAAGTGCCTTACGGAAGTGTGAGACAGCTCACAATCACAGACTTTATTCACAAGGACCTAGTCAACTTCAGTCTCGCGGATCTCAAACGATCAATCGCACACGTGGCTGACGGTCTGAAGCCCTCCCAACGTAAGGTGATGTATTCATGTTTCCAGAAAAACTTGAGAGATGAGATGAAGGTGGCCCAACTTGCAGCCTACGTGGCTGAAAAGAGCGCGTATCATCACGGTGAAGTTTCCCTGGCCGAGACCATTGTCAAATTGGCCAATGATTACACTGGATCCAATAACATCAACCTTCTCGAACCCTGTGGTCAGTTTGGAACACGTCTCATGGGTGGTAAGGATGCCTCTCAGACGAGGTATATTTTTACGAGACTTTCAGATGAGACTCGCAAAATATTTGATCCCAAGGATGACGCGGTTCTCACTTATCTCGATGACGACGGGAGAACCATCGAACCCGAACACTACATGCCCGTCATTCCCATGGTGTTGGTAAACGGAACGGAGGGTATTGGGACTGGTTTCAGTTGTTACGTTCCACCCTTCAACCCTACCGACATCAAGGAAAACATCACAAACTTCATGAATGGTAAGGAACTCAAGAAAATGAAACCATGGTTCAGAGGTTTTAGGGGTCGTATCTTCGAAGATGAAGCGATTGGGTGGGTAACAGAAGGTGTTTGGCAGGTGGTGGGGACTACTGTAAAAGTCATAGAACTTCCACCAGGGAGGTGGACCCAAGATTATAAGGAACACCTCGACATTCTGATTGATAAGAAGATCATTACGAGTTTCACAAATAATAGCACCACAGAAGATGTCGACTTTCTCATACAGGGGTATGAGGGCAAGGATATCGTGAAGGATCTCAAACTCCAAAAGACTGTTCGTTGCACAAATATGCACCTCTTTCACCCTACCAAGGGGATTTGTAAATACAACACCCCCGAGGATATTCTATCAGACTTTATGGATCTTCGTGTGGACTACTACACGAAGAGGAAGGCGCAACTTATTGAAAGCACGAAGATGAGATCTAACATCTGCTCCCACCGTGCGCAGTTTGTGAAGAAGGTGATCGAGGGTGCAATTGTGGTATTCAGGAAGAAGAAGCGGGACCTTGAGTGTGAAATTGGTCAGACGTTCCCCAAGGTTGATGGTTCATATGATTATCTTTTGCACATTAGGACTGTTGACTACACAGAAGAACGTGTCAAAGCCCTAATGGACGAAACAGACAAGCTCGGAAAGGAACTCCGTTTGTTAGAAGCTACGAGTTGTTTCGACATGTGGAAGAACGATATTAAAAATATGTAAATACTAATAGATATGAGTGAAGCTGCCAATCTTTCCTTGAAAGCTTTTGGAAAACAGGACACTTACCTGTTATCCAAAGACCCCGAAAAAACCTTTTTCAAGTATCAAAATATCAAACAACATTCAGAATTTAGAAAGTTTCACAAAAGTAAAAGTGTTTTAAATCCAGGTCGCGCAGTGGGTTGGCCTTTCAATCAAACAATTAAAGTTGAATATGATCCTAAAAACATGGGTGACTTACTCACAAACTTATATTTGAAAGTCAATCTACCAGCGAAGGATATTACCGACCTGAACTACACCACTCCACTCGGTCGTGGTTTTCTGAAACGTGCGACGATGTATGTGGATGACATAAAGGTTGAGGAGATTACGGATGACTGGGAAATGATCCACGAGTCTCTGTATTTGGATCCACAATCTAGGAAGGGTAATCTGGTGCTACAGAACATGTCTAAACCATTTACACCGGGGTTATCAGCGCCGTCCGAATACGAACACGCGAATAGATTTATAATCCCCCTATCCTTCTTCTTCTCTAGGAAATACGGAAAAACCGAGCTTCGTAACGAGGTTGAGGATCGTCAGTATTTCCCCGTGTGTGCAGTCCACAAACAAAAAATTATGTTTGAACTCGAATTCCATCCACAAACGTGGTGGCAAGGGGTGGAAACCGAGCAGGCGAGGAGCGGAAGAAGTCCTATAGAAGTCGACAATTTTCAATTGATAAGTGAGGAGATAAAACTCAGCAACGACGAGAGATTGTATTTGGTCGAATCTGGTCACGAAATTTTAGTGAATGTTCTCAAAAAGCACTCTTCATTCATCACGACCCCTGGATCTGATACAACATTTAAAGTGAACTTGGAACCAAAGTCGAAGGTGAAAGCTTTTCATTGGTTTTTTAGGGATAAACTGTTCACCACCCAAGATGAGACATCTTACAGATACGTGACGTATGTGAGAAGCCGCGCGGAAAAAACAGTGTGGTCTAATGGGTCATCGACCACTTCAATGATAACACGGAACACCCCCATAATGAAAAAGGCTCGCTTCTTCTTGAATGGTGAAAGTTTCCCAAACACTCTCATGGAGACTCACGAACACTACAAGTATGCGGTTCCTTATAAGTTCGATTTGGGTGTGACTGATGACAAAATAAACATATACACACAAAGCTTTGCTCTCCACCCGCTACATGAGAAATCCACCGGAACCCTAGATTTTGCGAATCTAAACTCTGACAGAACCCTAATTGAATTTGAAATGACTAAACTGTTACCGGGTGCAGTTCAAACCGTTGTGGGTGCACCTAGCATCAGCGATCAGGCGTTTTCGGGTGAGTTCGAGTTGGCCTTGTATTATCTAGAGCTACAGAAGTTCAATTTTCTCAGGGGTTTCATGACAATTGAGTATTAAAAAAAAGATAAT